TTTAAACTCACTTGGCTCCAAGTATTCTTCGAAATAGTTACAATATACTCTACCATCACTTAAAACCTTTGTAGAAGTTTTGCCTCCTCCTGCCGGTTTAAAGCTGGCTCCAAGTGCATCGGTTAAAGCCTCAAGGAAGGCTTCATCTTTACCTTTTTTAAAAGCTTCTGTGTTTGCTTCAACTGTGTCTGTGATGATTGAAAGGATTTCTCCCCAAACTTTTGTTTTTGTTAACTTCTTCATAATATGTCTCCTTAAGCCTTTGGATTGTTTTAAGTTTTTGTCATTTATTAAATGAACAGTACTATTATATAAGATTTTAAAACTAATGTCAATAGTTTTTAGGAAAAATTTTAATAAATTTCATTAAATCTCTTAAGGTTTTTTAGCAAAATAAAAAATGGCTAATATAATTATGCAAATAATGCAAATAATTGCATGTAATCAAAATTTGCTGCCTTATATAATGTACACGCGTAAATATCTAAATTTGTTTCAAATGTCAATAAAATTAATACTAAAATTCTTGGAGTGTTACCAAAATCTACAAAATTGCAAAGGAGGTCCAGTGAATAGTAATGCTCATTCGAGGAGGTTTGTGGCTTTTAGGCAGCTTAAAATGATTATTTTGAGCCGTGAGTAAAATGTAGGCAATTTCTGCTTATGGAGTCGAGGAGGATTGTTAGCTTCTGTTGGAGTTTGTTAGTTGTTGCTATCTGTTAGTTGTTATGGAGTGTTAGTTGTTATGGAGGGTTAGTTGTTATGGAGTGTTAGTTGTTGGAGTTTGTTAGTTGTTGGAGTTTGTTAGTTGTTAGCTGCTAGGCTGTTGCTATCTGTTAGTTGTTATGGAGTGTTAGTTGTTATGGAGTGTTAGTTGTTATGGAGGGTTAGTTGTTATGGAGTGTTAGTTGTTGGAGTTTGTTAGATAGTGTATACTAGAATATAGCTGACGGGGTACCGACAATCTTGCTTTGTAAATTTGTACATCGAACCGGAACAAGACTCTGCTAGATTTTTAAAACCAACGCAATCGAAATAGACCTCACCAAATATCACAAATTCCCTCACATAAGCTACGCAATCGAAATCCAAATAATCTACCAAAATCCAAATAATCTACCAAAATCCAGATAATCTACAAAAATCCATAAACTTCTATAAATTGCTATACCGCAATCGAAAGATATCATTGACAATTTAAAATTTTTATGGTAGTATTCCTCCTAAATAAAAAGGACTCTTAATGCTAAATCCTATAAGAAGAAAAGCCATAAAGGCAGAATTTGAAGCCTCTCCCTTAAGTATACAAGAACTATGCGACAAATATAACATAGAGCAGTATGAACTAGGGGATATATCTAAATGGAATAAGCCCTCGGCCACTACCACACAGCCGGCCATTATACCAGTAGTTGAACCAGTCAAAGTCGCGCCATCCATACCGCTAGACAATATAGATAAAGACGAAGATGATCTTATGGTGGATATTCTAATAGCTAAGAGAAATGCCTTGAATGCTGTTAAGGGGTTTTTTGAGGATCTTGACCTGGAGAATGTTCCCGTGAAAGATGTTAAAGACATGATGAGTATTCTCAAGGATATTGAGGCGGGGGAGCTGGTTAAGAAGAAAGGCAATGACGCTCCAACTGTTAATCTTATAATCCAGAACTTGGTGCAAAGGTTTAAAGATGACTGCTAGCGATTGGGAAGTAAACGCGGAGTATACCGCTTCGGAGGAAAGGGCACTAAAGAAGCTACGGGAGTCTTACGAGTCTCGGGAGCTGGTACTAACTCCTGAACAAGAGGCCTTTATTAACGATAAGCTATCTTCCAAGCTATGGAGGATGAATAATCTCTATACCATTCTCGATAAGAACGGTAAGAAGCGGAAACTTAAGCTTAACTTTGCACAGCTAAAGGTTATTACAGAGTATAATCACGCTAAGAAGATTATTCTGAAGACGCGCCAGCAGGGTATATCTACTCTATTTCTAGCTTATAACCTAGATGACTGTTTGTTTAAGCCTGGATATCAGGCGGGTATCCAGTCTTACGGTTTGGATGAGTCTGAGAAACTTAGTGCTAGGGCTGAGCTAATGTGGAATGAACTAGATCCGGATATTAAGGCCTTGTTTGGGCTTGAAATAGTTACTAATAACTCTAAAGGGATGAGTTTTAATAATGGTTCGGTACTTAAAATAGGTAACTTCCGTGGGGATACACTCCAGGCTTTGCACGTATCGGAGCTTGCGAAGATTGCTGCTAAGTTTCCTGATAAAGCTAAAGAGCTTAAAACGGGGGCTTTTCAGGCTGTAGGTAAAGATAACAAGATTACAGTAGAGTCTACGTCAGAAGGTAAGTCTGGACTATTTTGGGAGATTTGGGAAAAGGCTACTTCGCTGGTTAAAAGAGGGCTTCCGCTTGGTCCTTTTGACTTTCAGCCAATCTTTCTTAGTTGGGTAATTGACCCTGACTGTAATATAGACCATGAGGTAGAGATACCAAATTATTTAGCCAGCTACTTCTCAGATATAGAAAAATCCCTTAATATAGTTCTTACTGATACTCAGAAATGGTGGTATGTTTCTAAGGAAAGTGAGCTGGGTACTGATATGAAAAGAGAGTATCCCACTACTCCAGAAGAGGCTTTTGAACAGAGCATAGAAGGGGCATACTATAAACATGAGTATGAAAAGCTGAAAATACGTCCTAATCTATATGACCCCAACCTATTAGTTCATTCAGCTATGGACTTAGGTATGAACGACACCTTCAGTATTTTCTTCTTTCAGCTGCATCCTGATAAAAAACCAAAGGTAATAGGAGAATATGCTAATAGCGGACATGGATTACAGCATTATAGGGAGGTATATGAGGCGCTATCAAAGAAATATGGATGGGAATACGGAGTTGATTATGTACCTCATGACTCCAAAGTTAGGGAGCTGATAGCTGATAAGACTAGGTGGAAGGCCATGAAGGAGCTTGGGTTTAATCCAGTCTTGGTCACTAAACATAGAATAGCTGATGGTATAGAGGCCACACGTCAAATGCTCAAAAATATAGAGGTAGACAGTAGTTGTGAGCTATTTGTAGGCACTATTCAAAATTATAGAAAGAAATATGATACAAAATTTCAAGTCTTTTTAGATAGCCCTGTGCATGATGAGTGGTCCCACCCTGCAGATGCTATAAGATATATGGCAGTTGGTATAAAAAATAGCTATCCTGCTGAGATATTTGTCTCTAAATTAAGAAAGGCTTTTAATAAGTCTACAAGAATATTAAAAGGGTATGACGTATAGGAATTTTATTATTAGGATATCTCCAGGATTAATAAAACTTTAAACTAAAATAGCTTATAATATAGCTAAACATTATAAAGGAAAACAATGGGTACTCCAGATACTAAAACTTCTGATACCTCAGTTGGAGTTTCTTCTGAGTCTAATGGAAGCACCACTGATTGGGAAAAGAGATATAAAGACACTCAGGCTGCATATACTAGATCTAGACAAGAAAATATTGAGCTAAAGGCTAAGCTATCTCTAGTAGAGCCTAAAGCTACAGTTAATCTATCTGACGACGTTAAGGCTGAGCTTGAGGATCTTAAATATTCTGACCCTGACCAGTGGAAGGCTAAGTTAGATGAATACGAGGCCGCGGCTCGTAAGGAGTTTGAAAGTAAGTTAGCTGATAAGACTAAACAACTTTCTGACTATGAAAGAAGACAACTTGAATTTGCGGAATTTCAAGCGAGCCATCCTGATATAACTTTAACGGATGAAGTTATTAAGTATGATGTTCCTCCTCGAATTACCAAAAAGCTAGAAGAAGGTTCTGTTACTTTTACTGAGTTTTTGGAAGAAGCTTATGCTTACTTAAAAGCTCCAAAGATTATCGGAACAGGGAATGAGACTATGGGTCAACCTAATCTCAAGGATGCTGGAGGTGGAAGAACTCCTAGTGAGGCTTCTGCTAGTAAAGATAGCGCACAAAGCTATAAAAATGAAATCTATTAGGAGATGACATGGGAACAGGTAAAGTAGCTTACGGTTCTGACTTAGAACGCAAAGCGTGGATGCGTGAAGGGCTAATTCAGCGTAGAAGCCTTTCTTTCTGGGATGCGTATAAAGGCCGTACTAGAGACAGCATTATTATGCAAAGCAACAACGACCAAGCGGACAGTGGTCATACTGTAGTTTTTGACTTTGACGGTAACTTAAGTGGAAGACCTGTAAAAGGTAATACTACTGCTAAAGGTACTGGGGAACAAAAGAAAAAATTCAGCGACAAGCTGGTAGTTACTGACTACAGATACGTTGTAGACAACGGGACAAAATTTGACGGTAAAAATATCGGAGATTTATCCATCAACGAGCATATGGACTCTCGTACAAAACTTGCTGACTTATGGGTACGCTCATCAGACCAAGCTTATTTTGACTTAGGGCAACAAGGTGCAGAATTCGGGTTTGATCTTGGTACTTCCTTTGGTTTAGACCAATTGCTTGATGTGGAAGACGTGGTTAAAAACGGTACAGGATTTGATATCACTCCAACTGGTATTACTACTCGCTTACCTTTGAGACCATTTATGCTTCAAAACGGTAACCCGATTTGGTTAGTGGTAATTGACTCTTCTTTGAAAGCCAAATTCCTCAAATCGGGTGGGGCTCAAAGCTTGCTTAAAGATGCAGACTTAAGAGGAAACGAAAACAGAATTCTTAGCGGTGTACTAGGTAAAATTGGTTCATTCGTATTCGTAGAAGCTAGCCGCTTCTTTGGAAGTACTGAAGGCTCTATCCTTGATGCTGAAGGTTATTATAACTACGACAACACGGGAGTTGAGATCCAGGGTCTGAGACAGTATGACTCAGTAAACAAGGTATGGACAGGTGAAGAAGGCTTTGACTTAGCTTCTACTATTAAGTCTAGAGGACTTATCTTAGGTGCTGGTGCATTCCAACTTGGTATGGGTAAAATGCCAGACTATAAATACGAAGCAACTGACTTCGAAAAATTCTCTGAGTCAGCTATGGAAGTATGGTGTGGTGCTAAAAACACTAAGTTGATTGCAGAAAACGAAGATTACAAGAAAGCTAAAGTAGCTGGTTATAACTACGGTTCTGTATTCTTTGATGTAGAAATTTAAGGGGGACTAGATGGCAAACTTAACTTTTGTAGATAAAAATAACCAAAAGAAAACAAAAAGTGTTTTCGCATCTGGCGTAATTTCTACGTCAGCCACTATGGATGATGTGCTATTCACGCTTCCAAAGGCTTCTATCGTTACTTATGTATTGGCGGTAGTATTATCAGCTTCTGGTACAGCTACTGGTACCATTGATGTAAAAGTTGGAGATGTGGTAGTTGCTAATGGGCTTGTTGTAGGCGAAACGGTAATTACAGGGGCTGCAGACGCATTTTACTTTCCTACTGGCGGGCAAGTAACTGTCGTGGCTGGTGCTGATGCTCCTGACGAGAACGGTAGAATTAAAATCGTAATGGAGTACATCGAGACTGAACTCGGGTGTGGGCAATTTACAGATTGATTATAGGAGCCTCTTAGGAGGCTCTATATAACTAATCCAATAGCAGGAAATTAAAAATGGGTAGAGTTTCTGACATATTATTACGCTCTCGTAGAGCTCTATCTGATACCTCAGCGAGTAGATGGGATGATGATACTTTAATAGCTTTATTAAATGACGGGCTAGAAGAGTTCATATCTAAAACGGGAGTACTAAAGAAACGTACTTATATTAAGATTGAGACTAACATAGGGCTTTATGACCTTAGCGATAGCGTATTTAACATAGATAGAGTCCAGTATAAATCTCAGGTTCTTACTGCTAAGACAGAAGAAGAGATGGATAGAATTGATAAATATTGGGAAGATGCTGTGGGAGTAGACCCTAAGTATATCATCTTTAGCAATAACAAAGCTGGCGTTTTTAGAATGTACCCTAAGATTAAAGAAGGTACAGCTAACATTATTACTCAGAACCAGCTATATGGTGGAATAATTGATATTGAGGTTACCGATGGCCTATTTAATCTACCTATGTCTGAGGAAATAGAAACTGACTTGTATAAGTATTTAGCTATATTTTATACAGCTAAGCCAAAAACTATTGCTATAGATTCTCCGGATGAAGACATAGAGATAGATACGGTCCATGATAAAGCATTAGCATTCTATATCTCTGGGCAAGCCTTAAGATATGACGCTGATACTTTGAATAGACAATTTAGTGCTGAGCAACTACAGTTATTTTATAGCTATGTAGAGGCTTCAAAAAATAATGAGATGTCGGCTAATAATACCTTCAGCCGCCATACCATCCCATATAGAGGATTTCAATAATGAAAGTAAATCTTAACCGCCAACTACTTGGGTTAGAAGACCTACTGTTCGGTACGGGAGAAGTTATACAGACTCGTGGAGGCCAAGAAGTATCCGTTACTAGGATTAATGCTGCTAATCTTCCTTTTGATGAGCTTAACTCCCTCCGAGATGTACTAGAGTCTCAAGATAATATTAATGCTATTGCTGATAACCTGGTAGGGCTAAACACTATCTATGATAATATGGGCAGCCTAGGTACTATAGTTAATAATATGGAAAGTGTAGTTATAGTTGCGCTTGCTGATGGTAAGATTAATGACCTAATGAGTAACCTACCGGATATTTTAGCAGTATCTGGAAACCTAAGTGCTATTACTTCGGTTGTAGTACTAGAAGGGGTTATGAATACTATTGCAGGAATTAGCACGGAAATCCCTCAAGTAGCCAGTATTGCCGGGCAAGTTGCAGAAGTTAGCAATATTTCTGAGGATATCCAAGTATTAGCACCCAAGGCCGCTGACTTAGTAAACCTGTCAGATAATATAAATACCATTCAATCAGTACTAGATAATATGGATGAGGTAGAAAACGTTGGGGCCTCTATAGGAGCTATTGAATTAATAGGATATGACCTAGCTAATTCTTGCTTAATTGCTATAGAGGACCTGGGAAGCGTGGCTGACCCGATTACTGTAGGGGAGTGTGGAACTAGTCATATAGTTAATGTAGCTAATAGCCTGCCTGAGATATCTAATATAAGCGGAGCAATAGCTCAAGTTATTATATGTGGAGACAATATATCCTCTATTATTTCTGTGGCTAGTGCTATTTCCGGGGTTAATACCTTGGCTCCTTATGCTGCAGATATTGCTGTATTATCGCCATATGCTGCAGATATAGGTACAGTATCCTCTAGTATAGGAGATGTGGTATCAGTTTCTAATAACCTTAGTCATGTAGTTAATGTGGCTACTCAAGTTGTACCAAACCTTACGGAGATTTTACAGGCTGATGATAATGCAGCTACAGCTACTTTAATGGCTAACTCAGCAACTCAATCTGAGGCTAATGCTGCTAATAGTGAAACTATGGCATATAGATGGGCATCTGCTGCAGAAGACTTTGAGGTAGTTCCTGGGCAATACTCAGCAAAACATTGGGCAATAAAATCCGCTCAAATAGTTACTGATGGGGTTATAGACGACTCTTCTCCCTCCTTAGTTAAGACCTATTCTTCTGTTCAGATAGAGTCTAGGTTAGATACTAAAGCTGATATTAGCCTTTTATCTTCTTCGGTAGTCTTATACCCAACTACTGTAGTTGGAGACTTTGGGTACTACAAACTTGTTAGTGAAGTTACTGACCCTGATTTTAATGACACTGCGGTTAACCTCAGTACCGGGGTATTATCAGGAAGCGATGTACTATTGGCTAGTCTAATAGCTGATGAGTCTTTAATTAATGGAAATACCGGGGTTATTAATGTTAGTACCATAGGGAATATCAGAAGAGTTTCAGGTAACTCCCAAGGATTATTTTACTTTAATATCTATAAAAGAGATGCTGCGGGAACTGAGACTTTAATAGGCACGGGTAGTGATACTTTATTAGTAGAAACTAGTGATTATACCCAGTTTAGCTCTAATGTGTTAATACAAATCACAGATTTTATAGCTACTGATAGAGTGGTTATAAAATATTATGGGACTGATTACGGAGGAGGAGCAGACTCTACATATGAGTTTCAAATAGGTGGAGACTCTCCTGTTAGAACGTTATTGCCGTTACCTATTAGTGTTACCGTTAACCCTAATACAGTAATAACTACTAATACGCCAGCTGAAGGAGATATGCTTGTGTATACTTCCAATAGTTGGGTAGCAACTAATACATTTGATTTCGGAGGAATATAATGGCTAAAAAGTTACTTTTAAGAAGAGGTACTACTCTAGAACATAGTACTTTTACTGGAGATTTAGGTGAAGTTACTATGGATACTACTAAGAAGGCCTTGGTGGTGCATGATGGTGTAACAACAGGAGGGCACCCGATGCCCAATATTACAGAGTTTAACACTCACGTAAGTGATAGTGATAACCCGCACGGTGTTACTAAGGACCAAGTTGGACTAAGTAACGTAGATAATACGGCTGACGTAAATAAAGTTGTAGCTTCAGCGGCTAAATTAACAACAGCAAGAACTATCGGGGGAGTAAGCTTTGATGGAAGTGCTAACATTAACTTGCCAGGAGTTAACACTACAGGTAATCAGAATACTACTGGTAGTGCTGCCAAGCTAACAACAGCAAGAACCATCGGTGGGGTAGCTTTTGATGGTAGTGCTAACATTAACTTGCCAGGAGTTAACACTACAGGTAATCAGGATACTACTGGTAGTGCTGCCAAGCTAACAACAGCAAGAACTATCGGGGGAGTAAGCTTTGATGGAAGTGCTAACATTAACTTGCCAGGAGTTAACACTACAGGTAATCAGAATACTACTGGTAGTGCTGCCAAGCTAACAACCGCAAGAACTATCAATGGTACTGCTTTTGATGGTAGTGCTAACATTACTACGGCTAAGTGGGGAACTGCTAGAACTCTGACTTTAACCGGGGACATTACTGGGTCAGTTTCTATTGACGGAAGTGGAAATATATCATTAGCTACTACTGCCGGAGATATTGGCGGAGGAACTCTATCCGATATATTTGCTAGCTCCAAGACATTTACTGCATCAGGTACCTTCACTGTACCTGCCGGTGTTACTAGGATCTGGGTAGAAGGCTGCGGAGGAGGTGGAGGTGGCGGAGGCTCCACCTCCTACTCCTCTACGGTTAATGTTTACGGAGGTGGAGGCGGAGGTGCTTCCACACCTGGAATCATAGCTGCTGTAACCCCAGGAGATTCACTTTCCGTTACTGTTGGGGCTGGAGGGGCTGGCGGTATTCAGAGCAGTGGCGGTAGCGGAGGGACTTCTTCTGTGGGTGGTATTCAGCTACCTGGAGGAGGAGGAGGAGGCCTAGCGGTAGCGGGGGGGACTGTTTCAGTAACAGTTTATGGGACTAGGGGAGCAGGGTCAGGTAGTGGAGGCTCAGGCTGTGGCGGGATATATGGCATTGCTAGTGGAAGTGACAGGGTAGCTGCTGCGTCTACCCTTCCTTCTACTGGTGGAAGCGGGTACGGAGGAGTAGGGGGAGTAGGAGGAACCGGCTCAAGTCATGGAAGTGCTGCTGCCGCTAATACAGGAGCCGGAGGAGCCGGAGCCAGGACTATCAGCGTCAGTACATCCCATTTCGGAGGAGCTGGCGGCTCCGGAAAAGTGGTTATAAGATGGTAATTAAGGAGTAAATATGTATTATGCTATTATAGAAAACAATATAGTAAGTGATATTATAGTTGCCGACCCGGCTTTTATGGAGG